GACGAAATCTGGTCTATACTCTTTGTTTATCCCAATGGAATGGAACTACGAAGGATTTATTGACGAGTTCGGAATTCCAGTATTCACTACTCCTGACACAGATGTGCTTGCCCCAGACGGTGAATTAATAGATGTAGGTGTAATAGATAGTTGGCAAAACGAAGTTGATGGTTTAAAAGATGATCAAGACGCGTTAAACGAGTTTTATAGACAATTTCCTAGAACAGAAGAGCATGCGTTTAGAGATGAGACTAAAAATTCTATTTTTAATCTTGTTAAAATATACGAGCAAATAGATTATAACGAAGAAATGTCTAGAACCTTAGGGATTACAATTGGTAATTTTCAATGGGTCAACGGTGTGAAAGATTCTCAAGTAATATTCTATCCAGATCCGAAAGGTAGATTTAAAGTTAGTTGGGTCCCACCTCAACAACTTCAAAATAGAATGATTCTCAAAAATGGTGTAAAATATCCTGGCAATGAACACATGGGTGCTTTTGGTTGTGACTCTTACGACATATCAGGAACTGTAGATGGAGAAGGTTCTAAAGGAGCTTTACACGGTTTAACTAAGTTTAGCATGGAAGACGCGCCTGCGAATAGTTTCTTTTTAGAATACTTATCAAGACCGCCCACGGCTGAAATATTTTTTGAAGACGTGTTAATGGCATTAGTATTTTATGGAATGCCTATATTAGCAGAGAATAATAAACCGCGGCTTTTGTATTATTTAAGACGTAGAGGATACAGAGGTTTTAGTATGAATAGACCTGATAAAGTGTGGAATAAGTTATCTGTTGCAGAGAAAGAAGTTGGAGGTATACCTAACTCTTCAGAAGACATAAAGCAAGCTCATGCTGCTGCAATTGAAATGTATATACAAGATCATGTTGGCATGAGACAAGATGGTACATTTGGTGATTTATACTTTAATGATTTATTAAATGATTGGAGTAGATTTGATATCACAAAAAGAACAAAGCACGATGCAACTATAAGTTCTGGTTTAGCTATCATGGCAAACAATAGACATTTATACGCACCAAACGCTAAGATTGAAAAACCTAAACTAAATATAAATATATCCAAGTATAGTAATACTGGTACTAATTCAAGAATAATTAAGCAATAAATATGGCAGAGTCTGGCATTAAAAGTTATTTTCCGAGTCAAACAGTAAGTGATGCTGAAAAGCTAAGCTATGATTATGGTTTAAAAGTAGCTAAAGCAATAGAAACAGAATGGTTTAATAATAGTAGAACTATTAATAAATACAAATCTAATCATAATAATTTTCATAATTTAAGATTATATGCTCGAGGAGAGCAGTCAATACAAAAATACAAGGATGAGTTATCTATAAATGGTGATTTGTCCTATCTTAATTTAGATTGGAAACCTGTTCCCATTATATCTAAATTTGTCGATATTGTTGTTAATGGTATTGCCGAAAGAACATATGATATAACAGCTTTTTCTCAAGACCCCCATGGTGTTGAAAAAAGAACCAAGTACATGGAGGATATATTAGATGATATGGAAAACCAAAGTTTCAATCAATTTACAGCTGAAGCATTTGGTGTTGATACTACTAGAAGTAACGAAAAGAGTTTACCAGAATCATCTGAAGAATTACAACTTCATATGCAACTTAATTATAAGCAAGCGGTTGAAATAGCAGAAGAGCAAGCGCTAAGCGTTTTGATGGAGGGTAATAATTATGAATTAATAAAAAAGCGATTTTATTATGACTTAACAGTTCTTGGTATTGGAGCTGTAAAAACTTCTTTTAACACTTCAGAGGGTGTTATTATTGATTATGTTGATCCAGCTAATTTAGTATACTCGCATACTGACTCCCCTTATTTTGAGGATATATACTACGTAGGCGAAGTAAAATCTATACCAGTAAATGAATTGGCAAAGCAATTTCCTCATTTAACAGAAAGTGATCTTGAAGATATAATGAAGAATAAATCTTATAATAGAAATAGTTATAACACAAGATATTCAATAGATAAAGAGGACAACAATACGGTTCAAGTTTTATATTTTAATTATAAAACATATATGAACGAGGTTTATAAAAATAAAGAAACTGCCACTGGAGGAGAGAAAATTATACCTAAAGATGATTCTTTTAATCCTCCAGAAAATATGGAAGGAGGTTATAGCAAAATGATTAGATCAATAGAATGTCTTTATGATGGCGCTATGGTTTTAGGAACAGACAGATTACTTAAATGGGAGATGGCTAAAAATATGATGCGTCCCAAAAGTGATTTCACTAAAGTAAAAATGAATTATGCTATTGTTGCTCCTAGAATGTATGATGGTAAAATTGATTCATTAGTAAAGCGTATAACTGGTTTTGCTGATATGATTCAATTAACACATCTCAAGCTTCAGCAAGTGATGGCAAGATTGATCCCAGATGGAGTTTATTTAGATGCTGATGGTTTAGCTGAAATAGATTTAGGAAACGGTACTAATTATAATCCGCAAGAAGCTTTAAATATGTTTTTCCAAACTGGATCTGTTATTGGTAGGTCATTCACCTCAGAAGGTGACATGAATCCAGGTAAAGTGCCTATTCAAGAGATTGGTAGTGGTAGTGGCGGTGGAAAAATGCAAGCGCTTATAGGTAATTATAATTACTACTTACAAATGATAAGAGATGTGACTGGTTTGAATGAAGCTAGAGATGCTTCAACTCCAGATGTAAATTCATTAGTAGGCGTGCAAAAAATGGCAGCTGCAAATAGCAATACAGCAACTAGACATATATTACAGGCTGGTTTATATTTAACTGCTGAGGTAGCGGAGTGTTTATCTCTTAGAATATCAGATATTATAGAATATTCACCAACTAAAGACGCTTTTATCCAAGCTATAGGAGCGCATAACGTTGCTACTTTATCAGAAATGTCTGAATTACATCTTTATGACTTTGGAATATTTTTAAGTCTTCAACCAGATGAAGAAGAAAGGAGTGTACTTGAAAACAATATACAAATGGCACTACAACAAGGTGGTATAGAATTAGAAGACGCAATTGATCTTAGAGAAATTAAAAATATAAAACTTGCAAACCAACTACTTAAAATACGTAGAAAAAAGAAACAAGAGCAAGATAGACAGAGAGAATTAGAAAATATAGAAGCTCAATCACAAGCCAACGCTCAAGCCGCTCAACAAGCTGCAGAAATAGAAATGCAAAAGAACCAAGCTATAACAGAACAAAAATCTCAAATAGTTCAATTGCAAGGACAAGTGGATGTTCAGAAAATGCAACAAGAAGCTGAGTTGAAAAAGCAATTAATGCAGATGGAATTTGAGATGAACATGCAATTAAAGCAAATGGATGTTCAAGCAGCTGCTGCAACGGACATGCAGAAAGAAAATAGAAAAGATCAAAGATTACAAGTGCAAGCAGCACAACAAGCTCAACTTGTAGATAAGAGAGGTAAACAACAATCAAATCTAACTGATAGAAAAAACTCTCAACAATCGGAACTTATAGATCAAAAACAAACTGGAAAACCGCCTAAAAACTTTGAATCAGTAGGTAATGATGTATTAGGCGGAGGTTTTAATTTAGGAAGATTCGGACCTAGTTAAAAATTATTAATTATTATTATATTATATTATGGAAGAAAAAGAACAACAAGTAATTGAAGAAGTTACAGAAAACAATCAACAAGACCCAGGAGATGAAAACGTGGTAAAAGTTGACACAAGTAAGTTTAAATCTGCTCAAGATGACAATGTTATAAAGGTAGATTTAAGTAAACCACCAACACCAAAAGAAGAAAAAAATGAAACTAAAGAAAGTAACACTAACGACAACGGAGTGGCTGCAGAGTCTAAAAATGCCGACTCCTCACAAGAACAAGAAGAAGTACAACCGGAAGCAGAAGCACAAGAAGCTCCAGTATTAGAAGAGATAACTGAAGATTCTACTGAAGAAGAGGTTGCTGAAGTACAGGAGCAAGTACAAGAAGCTGTAGCGCAATCAGAAGCTACTGGAAAACCACTACCAGAGAATATCCAAAATTTAATAAATTTCATGGAAGATACTGGTGGAGATTTAAATGACTACGTAAAACTTAATCAAGATTATAGTAAGTTAGATGATAAAAACGTATTATATGAATATTACAGACAAACAAAACCTCATTTAAATAATGAAGAAATTAACTTCCTTATGGAAGATTCGTTTTCTTATGATGAAGAAGTAGATGAAGAAAGAGATATACGAAGAAAAAAATTAGCGCTAAAAGAGCAAGTTGCCAGCGCTAGAGCCCATCTAGACGGGCAAAAGTCTAGATACTATAACGAAATCAAAGCTGGTTCAAAGCTAACGCTTGAGCAACAAAAAGCAATTGATTTCTTTAATAGATACAACAAGGAGTCACAAGCAAATCAAAAAATACTTAAAAACAACAGTGATATTTTTACACAAAAAACTGAACAAGTTTTTAACGACAAATTCAAAGGTTTTGAATACAATGTTGGTAGTAAAAAATATAGATTTAACGTTAACAATGTTGAAGAGGTTAAAAACACCCAAAGTAATATAAACAATTTTACCAAAAAGTTTTTGGATAAAAATTCTGCTTTAAAAGATGCTAAGGGTTACCACAAATCTCTTTACACGGCGATGAATGCTGATGCTGTTGCAAAACACTTTTATGAACAAGGAAGAGCAGATGCTATGAAAGATAGTATTGCGAAATCAAAAAATGTAGATATGACACCGAGACAAAGTCATGGTGAAATAAGTGCAGGTGGAATAAAAGTAAAAGTATTAGGCGATGATGTTAATGATTTTAAGTTTAAAATTAAAAATAAAAAATAAATAATAATTTAAAAATTAAAAAAAATGGCAATTACTGCAGGAAGTAATTTGAATAGCGTTGCTGCTCCACAAAAGCAAACGTTAAATTCAAATTATCTAGACTTAGCTACGGGATCTGCGGATACTCTAGGCTGGGCACAACAATACGTACCAGATCTAATGGACAAAGAAGCTGAGGTTTTTGGAAACAGAACTATCTCAGGATTTCTTTCGCAAGTTGGAGCTGAAGAGGCTATGACAGCTGATCAAGTTGTATGGTCTGAGCAAGGTAGATTACATCTATCTTATAAATGTTCGATGATCGATCACGATGCTGGTATATCTGGTAACTTAGGTTGTAAAATCGAAATATTAACTGATATGGATGGTCAAGATCCAGGTAATGATCACGGTGTTCGTTTACACGATACTGTTATTGTAGCTGGTGGAACTGGTCAAACATTTAAAGGTGTTGTGACGGAAGTTTCAACTGTTTATATTGAAGTTATACCTTATGATGCAAATGATTCAGTTATCGCTAATGGTACTGACAACTGTACTGTATTAGTTTATGGTTCTGAGTTCAAAAAAGGAGTTTCATATCCTGGTGCTTTAGCTGATGCTGGTGCTTCGCATGCTGCTTCAACTGAATCAAGAGGCGCTAACGAACCAGTTTTCAAATCATTTAGTAACAAACCAATTATTATTAAAGATTACTACGAAGTGTCAGGTTCTGATGCATCTAGAATTGGTTGGGTAGAAGTTACTGCTGAAGATGGTACTGCTGGATATTTATGGTACTTAAAAGCTGAAGCTGACACAAGATCACGTTTTACTGATTACTTAGAAATGTCAATGATTGAAGGTATGAAAGCTTCAGGAACTAACGACGCTGATTTAGCTGTTCACAATGAAGATGGTGCTGCTACTGGTACTGAAGGTTTATTTGCTGCTATCGAAGATAGAGGTAATTTAACTTCTGGTGTTACTGGTGTTAACGCTGCAACTGATTTAGCTGAATTTGATGCTATCTTAGCTGAATTTGACAAGCAAGGTGCTATTGAAGAAAACATGATGTTTGTAAACAGAGCTACTTCATTAGCTATGGATGACATGTTAGCTTCTATGAATTCTTATGGAGCTGGTGGTACATCTTATGGTGTATTTGATAACTCTGAAGACATGGCACTTAATTTAGGTTTCTCTGGATTCCGAAGAGGTTCTTATGACTTCTATAAATCTGACTTTAGATACTTAAATGATTTAGCTACTAGAGGTGGTATTAACGCTGTTGCTGGTGCTAGCGCTATTAGAGGGGTTGTAATCCCAGCTGGTACATCAACTGTTTATGACCAACAATTAGGTAAAAACATGAAACGTCCATTTTTACATGTTAGATATAGAGCTTCACAAACTGACAATAGAAGAATGAAGACGTGGGTTACTGGTTCTGTTGGTGCTGCTACTTCAGCGCTTGATGCGATGCAAATACACATGCTTTCTGAAAGATGTTTAATTGTGCAAGGTGCTAACAACTTTATGTTAATGAAGTAAGCATTTATTATATTAAAGAGGTTGGGGGTTAGTCCCCAACCCCTTTATTTTTATTAATTTTATTATATATTATATTATGGCAAAAAAACAAGAAATAAAAAAGGAAATGGTAGAGGTACCTGTTGTTGAAACACCAACTGTTGAAACACCAAAACCTAAAAAACAAGAGTGGGAAATAAAGGATAGAGTTTACTATTTAAAAGGTAGAAAAAAACCATTAAGTAGATCTATTAGATCGTCAAACATTTATTATTTTGATGAAAAAAAAGGTTATGAAAGAGAGTTGAAATACTGTATTAATCAAACTACTTGTTTTGTAGATGAAATGAAAGGCGATCAAAGACTAGAGCATATTATTTTTAGAAATGGCGCTCTGTTTGTTGAAAGATCTAAAACAGTACTACAAAAGTTATTATCTTTATACCACCCACATAGAGATCAATTATTCTACGAGTTCAAACCACAAAGAATAGCTGAAAACCAAATAGACATGCTAGAACTAGAAATAGAAGCATTAAACGCTGCTAAGAACTTAGATATTGATATAGCAGAGGCTGTTATGCGCGTAGAATTAGGTTCTAGAGTGTCAGAGATGAGTTCTAAAGAACTTAAAAGAGATTTATTGTTATATGCTAAGAAAAACCCTAGTTTGTTCTTAGATTTAGTAAATGATGAAAATGTTGTTCTTAGAAACTTTGGTATTAGAGCTACTGAATCAGGGATAATTAAATTATCTCAAGATCAAAGAACGTTTACTTGGGCTTCTAACAACAGAAAACTAATGAATGTTCCGTTTGATGAGCACCCATACTCAGCGCTAGCCTCATGGTTTAAAACTGACGAGGGAATGGAAATATACACAAGTATAGAAAAAAGATTAAAATAATCTAACTGTAGAGCGGTCGCCCTACGGGGCGATCGTAGCTACACAAACAAAAAAATATGAAATCAAAAGGATTAGGCGACTCAATAGAAAAATTCACAAAAGCAACGGGAATACATACTGTAGTTACAAGAAGCGCAAGAGCACTTGGTAAAAAAGATTGTGGTTGCGGAAAAAGAAAACAACAACTAAACAAGATGTTTCCTTATAAAAAATAAAAAAATATTATGGCTGTAAATATAGATGATGTTTATCAAAAAGTTTTAGCTATAGCTAATAAAGAACAAAGAGGTTATATAACACCACAAGAGTTTAATTTATTTGCTAATCAAGCTCAAAAAGAAATATTTGAACAGTATTTTTATGATTTAAATCAATTTAAAAGAGTACCTGGTTCTAGACAATACGAGTCTGACATGACATCAATAATAAATGATAAACTCTCGTCGTTTACTAAACATGTTCCTTTGACAAGTGTAAGTGAAGAGTTTGGTATTCAGCAATTCAATGTTCCTGTTGATTTTTATAGATTCCAAAATGCTAGAACAAGTTTTGATTTAGATGGTATTCATATAGAAAAATTAACTAAAACAAACTTTTTTAACGCGCGAACATCACCACTAACAAAAGCTACGCGCGAAAGACCTTTAATGTATATTTCTGAACAAAACAATCAAATATTTATACAATCAAGCACTAATAGCCCTATACAAAGATTTACCTTACAATATTTTAAAAAGCCAGAAAAACCTAATTGGACTTATATTATATCACCAGGTAGCCATACGGCTTTGTATGATGGATCAGCGGGTAATGCGCAAAATTTTGAATTACATCCGTCAGAAGAATCTGAATTAGTTTATAAGATATTAAAATTAGCGGGTATTTCCATGGTAAGAGATGATATTATGCGAGCAGGACAAGGTATGGAGGCAATGCAAATTCAACAAGAAAAACAATAATTAAATGGCATTATTAGACGACACTACACACAGAGACTATTATTTAAGTAATGATTTAGGTAGTTATCAATTTATATCTCTTGAAGACATAATAAATCAATTTATGATTGTATATGTTGGTGATCAAAAGATTATAAGTAACGCTAGTAAAGTAGATGTAGCTTTTTTTGCTCAGCGCGCTATGCAAGAATTATCTTTTGATACTTTTAAATCTGTTAAATCACACCAAATAGATTTACCACCATCATTGGTAATGCCACTTCCTCACGATTATGTTAATTACACTAAACTATCTTGGGTAGATTCTTCTGGTGTAAAACATCCATTATATTATACTAAACATACTAACAATCCTTTTCAAATAAGTCAAGAAGACGATGGCACTTATACTTTTAATGAAAAAGCAGAAGAGGTTGTAGATGGTGATTTTGCAATTGGAGATTTTTCTGCTTGGCAAAAGAATCCCGATGTAGTTCCTTTTAAAATAATGGCTTCATCTAAAGTATCTTCAAATAAATTAGTTTTTTCACATAGAAGTAGAACTAATTACAACAATGCTAATTCAACGCCTGTAAATTGGGGTCATGTTATGTGTGTTTGGCAGGAGTTAGATGTTAGTGATAAAGAATATGTTACTATATCTGGCTCTGGAACAGCTGTTGATTTTTCTAGTGGTACTGGACCTGGTACACTTAGACTTGGATTAAGCACTACGGCTCCAGATCCTAATACTAATGATTTTGATTCTACAACAATGGGTCATGTGCCTTCACCAAATTCAAATGTAGATATTTTTGATTTACAAACAGATGATGGTGATGATAGTTATATAGAGTGGACAGTTGCTGGTGATAATACAACAGAAAGATATTTAGAAAAAATAAATGTTCAAAACATAAGTACTGTATATGTGGTTGCGGTTTCTTTTCATAAATTTACCGGTGTAAATAATAATAGTTCAGGAGATGGAAACGCAGTAGAAACAAATAATATTGATGATATATCTGTTAGAAACTGGACATTTAACGATTATTTAAAAGCTAAAAAAGGTAATGAAATAAATTCTTCAACTTGGAATAATTACAAGTCAACCACGCCTTCAGAAAACAACAGCGATGATTATGAAGATGATACTTACTGGCCATATGACGGTAATAGATATGGACTAGAACCTTCTCACGCTCAAAGTAATGGTTCTTTTTATATAGACGATAGATTAGGTAGAATTCACTTTAGTTCTAATGTTAGTGGTAAAACAGTTATACTAGACTATATAAGTGATAGTCTTGGTACTGAAAAAGAAATGAGGGTACATAAGTTTGCGGAAGAAGCTTTATACAAATGGATAGCCTATGGTATTTTATCATCAAGAATTAATACGCCAGAATATATAGTTCAAAGATTTAAAAAAGAAAAATTTGCAGAAACTAGAAAAGCAAAACTAAGGTTGTCAAATATAAAATTAGAAGAAATCACTCAAATATTAAGAGGTAAATCGAAACAAATAAAACACTAGTATATGCCAGAAATTAAGCATAATTTTACCGGTGGTAAAATGAACAAAGATCTTGACGAAAGATTAGTTCCTAATGGAGAGTACAGACATGCGGAAAATGTACAAGTATCAACTTCAGATGGCTCAGAGGTAGGTACAGTTCAAAATCTATTAGGTAATTATAAAATACAACAAAATGTTCAAGATTCAATCATAAAGCCTGGTGGAATCTGCATAGGTTCTATAGCAGATGAAAAACACAATGCAATATATTGGTTTTTAAGAAATCCAACCGTTGGTAGTGGAGCTGTCACTGATCTTGTTATGACAAACGAAATAGCGCAAAGTGGAAATACCGCAATACCACCAGAAGGATTTTTTGACACTGTATTTCAGTCTGATAGTATAATGGAATTTAAGAATAATGAAGTTAAACCAGTCGTTATAGAAGCAGCACCTCTTTACGCGAGCTTAGTTGGTAGTACCTCTCAATATCCAACTACCAAGCCCCCTTCGTTTTTTTTCAATCTTTCCACCACAGGTATGAGTGCTGTAACACCAGGTATGGTATTAACAAAAGTACATTATCTATCGGGAAATTATTCAGTTGGTGGTAATCCCACTGTTTCTGCTAGTTGGGATTTAACAAATGGTTTTGAATATATGGAGGTTAATGGGGTTGGTTCTGCTGCTACTATTACTACAGCGGTAGATAGTAGTGGTAACGCTATACAATATACTGATCCATGTTATATAACAGGCGTAGATCCATTAAATGGAATTTCGTTAAATGTCATGCCCGCAATGCTTTATGGTGTGGCGTTTCCTTCTTCTATTATTGGTATAAGTATAGTTATAGCTTTAGAATTTGAATCTCCTGTTGACGCTCAACCTCCATTAAACTTTCAACCAGATACTATAATAACAGGTGTAAACATTATAGATGATATGTTATTTTGGACAGATAACTATAACGAGCCTAAAAAAATAAATATATCTAGGTGTAAAGAGGGTACCGTTTTAATTAATAACAGCCCCGTAACATACGCTGCCACAAGACTTATTAATGAAAAAAGAGATATAACATTTAATAATAATATATTATTAGAGGAAAAACATGTTACTGTAATAAGAAAAGCCCCTAGTAAAGCACCTGTTTTAGATTTAAAAACAGAAAGAGATTATAGTGGTATTAATAACGCTATTCCAAAAGTTTATACTGGTGTTATAGAGGTAACGCCAGATCCATTTCCAAATCCAGCGGATAATGACGATATATTAGACTCAAATTCTTTAATACTGGATCCTTATGATTTTTCAGGAGTTAATATTGGTGATATTATTGATGTTAGAATAGATGAAGATATATATCAAAATACTGAGTTTGATTTATTTGAATGGGCAGTTGGTAAATACGTCGCTATAAAAGAATACAACGAACTAGATGAAGCGCCATCTATACCAATAACAGATTATAGAATAAAAGCAGAAATAGTTGGTATTCCAAGTGGAAGTACCGTTTCTTCTACTGGTAGTCCTGTAGAGGTGAAATTAGAAATAACATCAATAAATGGTTTTCCACCGGTTGCTGATCCAGCAATTGGTGTAAAAAAATACGCAATAGATTTATTTGATACTACAGAAAAATTATTTGAATTTAAGTTCCCAAGATTTGCAACAAGATATAAATATATTGACGGGGAATACTCTTCTTATTCTCCATTTACTCAAGTAGCTTTTTTACCTGGAGCCTTTGATTTTAATCCAAAAAAAGGTTATAACCTAGGTATGACAAATCAAATTACCCAAATAGATGTTAAAAATTTTAGATTAAATGATACCCCTTTAGATGTTACTGAAATAGATATATTATATAAAGATGATAGATCTCCTAATATATATGTTGTAGATACTATTAAAAAAGAGAATAATCCCGAGTGGGATGACGACATATACACAGTGACACATGAAACTATCAAAGCCACGCTTCCAGAAAATCAATTATTAAGACCTTGGGATAATGTACCTAAAAGAGCGTTAGCTCAAGAAATAACTGGAAATAGAATTGTATATGGTAATTATACACAAGGTTGGGATGTTTTAGATGGTGCTGGAAAAACATATACACCTAATTTTAGTATTGATTTAAAAAATCAAAACGACATTTTATCATGGACACCTACTCAAACAGATGCTGTTAAATCAATTAAATCATTAAGAGAATATCAATTAGGAGTTGTTTTTATAGATGAATATGGTAGAGAAACGCCTGTTATAACAAATCCTAGTGGTACATTTGAATTAAACCATGAAGAAGCTAAAAACTCTAATAGATTAAGTGTTAAGTTTACTAACGCCCCTCCTATTGATCAAAAATACTATAAGTTCTATATCAAAGAAACTTCAGGAGAATATTATAACTTAGCTATGGATAGATGGTTTGATGCTGCAGATGGAAATGTATGGTTATCATTCCCTTCTTCAGATAGAAACAAGATAGATATAGATACTTTTCTAATATTAAAAAAAGCACAAGAGTCTAATACAGCAGTAGAGTCTAAAACTAGATATAAGATTTTAGCGATAGAAAATAACGCTCCAGATTATGTGAAAACTAAAGTAACAAGACTGGTGAACATGAATCAAATTAATGCGGCGCTAGAACCTCTTTTTGCACCAAATACAACGTCTGACAACCCGGTGTCTGGGACAGATAACTTTCAACTAAACTTTAACGCTTTAGCTTCTTCCACAGGTAACAATTTACACGAAATAGATGATGGTGATCTGTATGTGTCTTTTGGAAATATTAGTGGCGCTGGATCGAGTAAAAAATATAGAATAACATCTATAACAGCAGATGATGCGACCGCTTCAGATCCTAAGTATTATATTAAATTAGACGAGTTTTTGGGAGATGATGTAAATTTTATAACGGATGACCCCACTGGTATTAACTCAACCGAGATTGTAGATGGTGCTAAAATACATATATACAAACATAAAGTAGAAAATCTACCAATATTTGATGGTAAGTTTTTCGTGAAAATATATATGGATGATGGTTTTAGAAGAAATATAGCTTCTTTACAAGATACCACCACAGCTGGGGAGTGGAGAAGAGTAGCTTCAAAGAAAGTTTATTCTATGAGAAATAATGAGATGCACTTACAAACGCATAGTGCTTGGGCCACTGGCCACGGTAACGATGTACAACCAGGCGACTCGTCGAATAAAGGTTTAAGTGCTTACTCTAAACTATTTGGTAAATACGCGTGTTATTTTAGATTATACAACTATGGTAATGATGAGTGGCCTAATAATAGTGCTACTTTCCCACTTGATATGTCAGCAAATAAATATAGATTTGTATCTGCAAATAATCAAGGTACGGTAGGTGATTCAAGAGACGAAACTGTCAAATGGTATGATGAGTTTTTTAGATATACAGGTTTTGGAGCCGGCACAGATCAAACTTTAGCTATTTCTGGTATAAACGCAGCTGGAGATTCAGCTAGTGATTATCTTGATGCAAATAAACCAGCAGATACAAAGGCTCGTGACAACGAAGTTTGGTTTTTAGATCTTAATAGGCACGTGGGAAGTATTACCGCTAGTAACGATGATTTAAACTGGTATCAAGTACCTAATATGACTCAAGCTAATCAGGCAAATCCATCAGCAGACGACTTTCCCATATCCTCTGGTAGTGTTGATGCTAACACAGATTGGCACTGGTTTAAGTTAACGCTTGGACCTATATATAAAAACAGATCTTACGGTACTAATAATTTACAGGGCGTATCAGCTATTAGTAGCAGTGAAAATGTATTTGATGATACACTTACTGGTAGTGCTTATGTAGATGGTTTATATGCTATTGGAACGGGTAATCCAGAGTATAACGACGGTGCTACACTTAGTTTTGTTGATAGATTAACTCCTGGTAGCACTTGGAGATGGGCAGAAGATCCTAAAGAAAAGTTATTCCATCTTAACCTAGGACAGGTGCAGCACCGTAATTTATTAAGATATTGGTCTAATAGAAACTTTGATCCAACAGTGGCGGGTGATGGTTTAAGAGAAAAAAATACGACCAATGATGAATATCCTACACATGCTGGTCAATTATCACCAAACTTTAATAAAAAATGGCAGTGGATACAGAGTCACGAAGAGCACTCCGGGCAGTTAGATTGGATTCCTTGCGACTCTGGTGGAGTGCAAAACAATATAGGACCTATAGATGGTGGAAAACATGTAACATTAACAACCTCTACTATTGGAGCTGCGGATCATAGCAGCGGTTTATTTCCGTGTGGAAATAATGTGCAGCCTGGCGCAACAGGTGCCGATGGTGAATCCTCAACTGGTATTGATAACTTCTTTGTTTATGTAACTAGAGACTCATGGGCTGGCACTACAGATAACCCAACACTTGACCAATTTGGTAATCCATGTAGGGTTTCACCTGGTTATGTTTGCGTTTATTATAAATTTAACGACGCGGATGAAGATATAATTTTTTTGGATGATAGTACTAGCAAACCTTGGTTAGTTGTTAGAAAAGTTGAAATAACAGATAGTCAAGGTAATCCTTTTTTACTTGTAGACGGTAGTAGTAATAGTATTCCGGCTGTAAAAATATATTTAACAGGTTACGTTGAAGCTTTAGACAAAACACACGTCTTTATACCAAAAGAAAACACAAGTATAAAGTTCCAACAAGCGACAATGAATGGTTATAGCCCAAATTCTGCTGCTAGAATAAGTATAAATAAAAGTGCTACAGGTCAAGGTGCTTTTACACCAGATCCAGACACAGGAACATTTCCAAATCCATCTTATACCACTGGGATAACTGAAAATTTACTTTATGCTGTTGGCTATACTATGGAATTTGTTGAGCAGTTTTATGACAACGAGGCTTTACCAGTAAATCCAGCTATATGGGAAACAGAACCAAAAGAAACAACAGAACTAGATGTTTATTATGAAGCTAGTGATTTAATACCTTTTGATTTAAACACTCAAACAGATTCTAGTTTCTTCCCTTTAAAAAACGAGGCAATAGGCGCGATTGATATTGGTACTTATGAAAATTGTACTATAATAACATCGTCAAATGTAACTGGTTTTACAATACCCTCTGGTACTCAAATAACAAATATAGAAGAAGGAAATAAACTAACTATAAATTATGATTTATTTTGGGTGCTTGATCCACAGACTGGTCAGACATCATATAACTCAAATATTTCATTTTCTGGTGCTGATCTTGTTCATATAACAAAACCTGATGGTACTATATTTTCAACTTACATCACAAGTCTTTTAGATACTGGAGATGGTGATTCTAGTTGTATTGTAGAAATAGCTGATCAAACCTGGTACTACAGGCATACTTTAAACTGGCACAATTGTTATTCTTTTGGGAATGGCGTTGAGTCTAATAGAATTAGAGATAATTTCAATTTACCTTTTATATCAAATGGTGTTAGAGCTTCTTCTACTATAGAAGAAAAGATTGAACCAGAGCACAGAGAGTATGGTTTAATATTTTCTGGATTATACAATGCAATTAGTTCTACTAATAACTTAAATCAATTTATACAGGCTGAAAAAATTACAAAAGATATAAACCCAGTATATGGTAGTATACAAAAACTACACTCGAGATCTACTGCCGATGGTGATTTAATAGCACTATGTGAAGATAGAGTTTTAAAAATATTAGCGACTAAAGACGCAGTATATAACGCAGATGGTAACCCCCAACTAACAGCTAATGTAAATGTACTTGGACAAGCTATTCCTTTTGTTGGGGAGTATGGTATATCTAAAAATCCCGAATCTTTTGCTAGTGAAAGTTACAGAATTTATTTTGCAGACAAGCAAAGAGGTGCTATTTTAAGGTTATCACAAGACGGTTTAACACCTATATCTGATCATGGTATGAAAGATTGGTTTAGAGATAATTTAAAGCTTGTTCCAAATGAAACTGGAAAGTTAATAGGTAGTTATGATAGAAAAAAAGATGAGTATAATATAAATTTAAAAGATACTGTAAATGGACCATCTAATGGATTACTTTCTTTTAAAGAAGATGTAAGGGGTTGGATTAGTTTTAAGTCTTTTATAGAAATGGAAAGTGGCGTTAGTGTAGCCGGTGATTATTATACCTTTAAAGAGGGAAGAATATGGCAACATCATTGGGACGCTGGAGCTACTAGTAGTTTTAATAACTTTTATAATAGCACTAGTCCGTCTAAAATAACCGCGTTACTTAATGATTCTCCTAGTGTAATAAAAAGTTTCAAAACGCTATCTTACGAAGGCTCTCAAGCTAAAATAACTCAAGATCTTCAAGATAATGAATACTACAACTTATTAACCAAATCAGGTTGGTATGTAGAAGAGATAAAGACAGACTCGTCTATGGGGCAAAACATTGAGTTCATAGAAAAAGAAAACAAATGGTTTAATTATATCAAAGGTAGTGTTTCAACGGCTAGTGGCGATGATGGCACTAAAGAGTTTTCTTATCAAGGTATAGGAGTAGTATTATCTAAACAAATTAAAATATTATAATATGTCAAACGGATATAATAATTCATCGGGCTTAACTGCTAGGACTTCTTTATCAAGTCGTTTAGGTAAAACTATAACAGGTTTTAATTTAAATACAAGTGATATAAAATCCACTGGTGAAATCAGACCTTTTACAGTTACCGGTGCTAATGGCTGTGTATTTACTTTAATTATAATAAACAACCATGATAACTATTATAATTTTGAAACTAAAGCATTTTCAACTACTCCAAGTAGATTAGAAAACGTAATGATTACAGGTACTTCTTACAAAGGTAGTATAAAGTTTCCGGCTCTTCCAGATTCTAACACAGACGAGTATACAATACATTTAATAGCAGATATCAGTAACAATACTTATCACTCGCCTTTTAGAGAGGTTAGATATGCAGATAATACTATAGATTTTAACTCTTCTACTGGTTCTGATTCTGCTGTAGTGATAAAAAAAATATATCAACATGCTGACAAAACAGTTACGTTAACGGCTATTTCTCCAAACGGATTAACTGCTTTTGGTTCTCTTTCTATAACTAATGACACTGTAACTATAAGTGGTAGAAATAGTGGAAAAGCATTATCATTTACTGTTGTGGTTACGGCAGGTGCTACTAGAAATTTTGCTATAAAAAGACAGATTACAGAAAATGATTTTATAACTTACGTAGAAAGAACGATTGGAAGTGCTGCTTTACCAATAACAGGTGAAGATGTTAGTTCTTCAACTTATTTTAGATGGCCAATAAACAATGTTATTGGATTAAAAAACGGTATGTTTGTAGTAGCAACTAATGTAACCTCTGGAACTCAAATAAGTGATTATATACAAACAATTAACGAAACAGTTGTAGATAGATCTTTAACTAAAGAAAAAAATATACTTCAAAAAATTTCCAAAAAAAATGTTGTAACTGTAAAAGAACCAGGCGTAAAAACCACTGGAGTGGCGACTGTTACAAACGGAGTAACAACAAGTCAAGCGGGAGAAGTTGTTTTTTCTTTACAACAAGCAGACGCATTAAAAGATGATAATGTAAAGATATATGGCTATGGTCCTGGGAGTATAAAAAGCTTGTCAGGTTATAGCGTTAGATTATCTAATTTAAAAGTAGAGCTAACTGACGTCACCACTACAACAACAAGCACGGTTAGTAATAGCACTAGCGTACCTATTGCAGAAAGAGCTGGTATAAGAGACGGTGTTAGTTCAGTTAGAGGTATAGGCATTGATACTTCCACAGCTGTACCCTATGTGGTTAGTGGCGCTGGAACTGTTAGTGGCGCTGGAACAGTAGTTCTTAGTAGCGCACAAACGCTAGAAAGTGGTTCAACATTAACTTTTAATGGGACGAGTAGAATAGCGACAATAACTGGTGATATAGAAATAATTGAAGCTGGTGCGTCAGATGTAGTTATACGTATTGATTTAGAGAAAATTTTAACAGCAACATAATAAAATATGGCATTATTAACACAAGCGCAAATAGAAAAAATTGAATTTGAAATAAATTCTTCTTTACAAATTGGAGATAAAATATATTGGAATCCAATAAGTCAATCAATAGGTGGGTTTATAAACTATCAAAACACCACGTTGTTAGGAGAAGTAACAGAAATAAATAAAAAGAAAGAAACAGGTGTTAATACTATAGGTTTTAATTATAGTAACACTACAAACCCTGTTTCGCAGACAGTTATAGAAAATATAATAAATACACCAGGAAGTGGTTTTCTTACTTTCAAAAAAGATGCTTCTGTTAATGATACTAGTTTAAAAGGTTATTATGCAACTGTTAATTTTATAAACAATGATTATACTTCTAAAAATGAATTGTTTAGTGTTGGCTCAGAAATATCTCTTAGTAGTAAATAAAACGTAAAAACTGTGACTATATTAGATATAAATTAAATTAAATTATGTCTAAAAACGAGTTACAAAGAATATTTGATAATACCCCTGCTAAATCTTATAAAGAAGCTGTTGAAATTATTGAAAATTACCTTATAAGTATTGCAGATGGAGAAACTACTATTGGTAATGGTAAAGAAATAATATATCCAGATCATTTATGGGAGTATAAACATTCTTTCGCTAATGGTATTTATATTAGGGAAATGAAAATGAAAAAAGGACAACTAGGTTTTTCAGCAATACATAAGCATAGTTATGGTTTCTTTTTATTATCAGGATTGTTAGCGTCTTCAAAAGAAGAAGGAGTAGAAGAATTTATAGCGCCTTGCTATGTAATATCACCACAAGGAGCTAAAAGAATAGTTTATGCCGTAGAAGACTGCACTATTGTTACAGTACATGCTAATCCAACTAATACGCAAGATTTAGATGAGTTAGCAAAGATAAATGTAGTGTTCAATTGGAATGAATACGATGAATATTTAAAAACTAAAAAATGAAAATACTAATTAAAATATATAAATCATGAGTTGGGGTGCAATAGTAACCACAGTTGGAACTGGTGTAGGTGCATATTTGACGTACAAAACTGCTGAAAAAAACAGACAGCGAGCTCGTGAAGATGCTAAAGAAGCTAGAGAAGAAAGAAGAATAAAACAAGAGGCTTTAGATGCAGCAAAAGAAAAATATAAAAGCAGAAAAATAGATAATCCATTTGCCGGTATGGAAAATGTATTTGAAGATTTAACTGTAAACCAACAAGCAGCACAGTTCCAAGCGGAACAAGTGGCGCAGCAGCAAGCTAATATACTACAACAAATGAGAGGCGTTGCGGGCGCTAGTGGGGTTGCTGGTTTAGCTCAAACATTAGCTAATCAAGGTGCTTTACAAGCACAAAGAGCGGCTGCATCTATAGGACAGCAAGAAGCTGCTAACAGAATGGCGGCAGCTAAAGGAGAAGCTCAACTTCAAACTATCGAAAGACAAGGAGCACAATGGCAGCAACAAGCTGAAATGGATAGAGAAGCTACTATGTTAGGTATGGATTTTGCCGCGGCAACAGGTGCTAATAAAGCATATCAACAAGCTATGACAAATCAAATGAACGCAAGAATTGCACAGCAGCAAGCGATGTTAGAAGGTGTTGCCTCTTTAACTGCTTCTACCGCGGGTATATTTGATGAAATGAATGAGGGTGGTTCACAAGAACTTAAGGATTTTTGGGAAAAATTAATGAAACAGGGAATTAAAGACGAATAATATGGGAGCAGACCAAACATTAGTACAAGCAGCAATGAAAGAAAGTTTAAGTGCTGCTGATATAAGTACTCCGGATTTAACAAATTTATATAAGAGCACTATAGATATCTCAAGAGCATATTCTAAAATTGCTAGCACTATGTTTGATAGATACGCGAAAAGAAACGAGGCTATAGAGCTAGGTAGAAACAACCAAATGGCAACGTTTCAAAAGACATTAGAAAAAAGCTACGAAAGTATTATTAAAAGTGAAAGCCCAATGTCTCAAAAGGTTGTTGATGCTGTGGAAAGAGAGATAAGGAGAATTCAAAGCGATTTTGAAGCTGTTAATACTTACGGTAAATCTGATACACGTGAAAATCAAAAAGCAAGGTTACGTTTAAATTTAGAATTACAAAAAGTTGTTAATCAAGCTGTTAAAGCTAGAGAAACTTTTGAAATATTATATGACAATAGAGATAGTTGGATTGAAGGTGTTTTAGATGCAGATGTTATAGCGGCACAAAATAAAATGATGAGTGCAGATATAGACAACGACCCCGATGTTCAAGTTAGATTTGTAGATGGTAAATTAACATTTTTTGCTCAAAATTTTAAAAAGAATTATGGTAGAGTTAGAAATCCAGATCCAGATTCTGCGCTACCATTTTTAACAGTAGAACAAGCGCCAAGTGGAGAGGCAAATTATAATTTAGAACAAATGATGGAAAATTTTCCGCCTATATTATTAGAGCTTGATGAAGTAATTTTTGACATGTCTGATTCCTTTGTCGATCAAGCTGGTAATCAAGGTAAAGAAGGTCAAGATTTTAACTTTAACGAAGAAGAGTTTATAAATGAATTTAATACTAGAGTACGTACAAAAGAACATTTTAGAAGTTTAGCTATGCGTAGAATAGATGGTTTTCATAATACATCTTTTTTAAATGATTTAAAATTAAATGGTAGTTTCGGTGTACATGTGGACTTATTAGATATCACCTTTAAAGAAACATTTGAAGAGTTATTTAAACAAGAGTTTACTGAAGATGGTGTTATAAATGAAAAGGATCTTGAACTTGCTATCGAAAACGGTTTGATGAATGAAGAAGATTTTATTTATAATTATGATAAAATGATAAAAGCTTTAACAGATATAGATGATAAAAACTTTGATCTTAATAGATCAAGAAAATTATTAGCACATTATCTTGCTACTCAAGTTGAAGAAGATGCTGGTAGAGAATATGATGTACAATATAGAAAAGAACACGAGGGTAAATTAAAAACTGTAAAACTATATGGAACTAACTACCCTGCACCAAAAAGAAAAGACCAACAATTAGAGGTTGCCGCTATTCAAGCTATAGAGAGAACTGATAAAGAAGTTGTTATACAAGGTAATATATATTTATGGGATCAATCACTTAAAAAATATGTATTATATGCTAGAGAAGGTGCTGGTTATAGTCCTTATCCTCAGGATTATTTAAACAGTTTAGATAAATATCAGTATACAAAAGAAGAATTAATAAATCGTAAAATTAGATATTATAAGATACCTAAGAACTACGTATTTAAAAAAGGAAGATAAATTAAATGAACGAACCAAACAACGACAACGATTATACTTTAGCGTCTATGCTAGAACAGTACGTGTTGGTAGCTAATAACATTAGGTTTTTAACGCCTGAAGGTGACCGTATGTGGGACGATATAAATGAATTGTTTCCAGAATTAAATGAAAAATTTGATGCGTCTATATTACAAGAGTATGTTGATACTGCTAATAATCCTGAATACAAAGGTAATTATGGTATTATAAACGCTAAGTTTAAAGATGATTTTAACTTTGGAGATAATTATTTTTATAGCATAGAAAATTTTGATGAAGCTCTTTGGAATGAAACATTTAAAAAGACACTTCCTCCAGTAAGAACTCTTGGTAGAACTATAAAAGATCCAGGCGAAGAAGGCTTTGGAAAAAGTATAGTCGGGGTAGCTGTAGATAATCTTTTCAGTGATATTAAGGATGTTTTAGGTTTAGAACAAAAAGCGGATATATCTAATAAAGGAATATCACTTGATAATATACCAGAAGATTTATACAATTACGAAGATAGAAATGAAGATGGCTTTGGTATAGACTCGTTTGGATTGAACACGATAAAACACACAGGACCTTTTGGTGGTATGTCAGTTGATTATATGAAAATTCTTCAAAATCCAGCAAACTCATTTGAGTTGAATTTTTATAATGGTAATTTATCTTACAGTCAATATCAAGACGCTTCAAACGCTGTTGTAGTAAGCCTTAACGGCCGAAGACTAAAAGTTAAAAAACAAGAAGAAAGACTTGCTAAACTAGGCCCAGAAAGATTTGCTTTTGAAGAATATGTTATGGCAGATCCATCAATGGCTGTAAAAGGTGAGCGTTATAATGGTTATCATTTTCATAAAGATGAAAAAGAAGCTATAAGACTTTTAAGTAATTGGATTGGTACCAAAAAACATAAAGGTAATTCTTATTTTAATTTTATTTTTACTCCTGGTTATATAAAAATTCTTGGAAAAAAGATATCTGAAAACACAATGGATAATTGGATTATCGCGACTGCTCCATATCGTTATGACGTAGAAAAAGGAGTTTGGCTTGGTGGTGAGCAGCAAAAGTTTGAAACTGGTTTAAAAGGTAATGCTGCTAGAAAAGAAATGAAAAGACTACAAGAGTGGATGCTAAACCCTGTTGATACTTACAACGGGCCAAGTGCATTTGACGCAGCTGTTGACGCTGGGAAAGCTCAAGCTGATTTGTATAGAGCCGTAGACCCTATATTTGGCGATCTTGAAAATATAGATGACATATCTGACAAAGATTTACAGAAAATGATAGAAGCTATAGAAGAAGTACAAAGTGCTTCTGCTGATATGAAAGCTTTAATAGATTGGTCTGAATCATATAACGAGTACAGAGAAGATGGTGAAAACTGGTTTATGTCTACTATGAACGCTATTAATGACGAAGGTATTAAAGGTTTTGGGCAAGCTTTTGTTTCTAGTACAGTGGGTATGTTTAATGAAGAAGCTTTAAAAGATGCGTCTGCTTCTGCTGTTGCTGGTGCGGGTGCTACTTGGTATACTGGGTACGGTGCTATTGGTGGTGGTTTTCTTGCTGGTATGACTTCTATGAACTACAACATGGAAACTATAGCTACGTTTACTCAAATACTTCAAGAAGAACTAGAGGCTATAGGTGACGATATGACGCCTAATAATATAAGACGTTTGTTAGAAAATGATGAGTTTAGAGCAGAAATAAAAAGAAGAGCTAGATTAGGTGGTGCCTCTGTAGCTGCAACAGAGCTTATAACATCGATGATTGGTATAAAAGGTTCGTCTGCTATAATAAAAACTGTAGGTAAAACAACCACTACTTCTAAGATAGTTGGTACAACTTTAACTATACCTTATAACGTTACAACTGATGTTGTTGGAGGTGTAACTGGTGAATATACTAAAGGACAATTAGCAGAAATAGAAGTTACTGAAACTGATATACTTCTTGAAGGTCTTTCTCCAGCACCAATAAGCATAGCAACAGAAACGATAATTGCGTATAATAGTGTTAAAAATAGTATTAAAAACGATACTGAAGTAAAAACAGACGTAGATGTTGGTGCCACAGCTATAAGTGAAGCTGAACCAGCAGATTTAACAGATCAAACTCGTTTTACAGAAGAACTTATTAAAACTGGTAATATGGAAACTGGTTATAAATATACCAGGCCACAACCAAATATTGACCAAGAAGGTAATTTATTAGATGGTGAGGGTAATGTTACAGGTATAAAAGTTTACGTAGATCCTAATGGCAGCCAAGGTCTTGATCAATTTGTAGATCCCGCTGGTAATTTAATACCTCCAAACGGTTACATGCCGTACACACCTCAGACTGGGGGTATAATAAAAGCTGAAAACAATAAGCATTACTACTTACCACCTGTACTCATGAATGTAGATCTCCTTATTGATGGTACACCTGTAAGTGAGCAATCATTTGTTGATTATGTTGATGGTTTAAAAACTTTAGAAGATGTTGAAAACTTTAATTATGGAGTAGAAGCACAGACCTTCTTTAAGCCTGGGGCGGATACAGATCCTAATATAGATGCGCCTGCTTCTGTAAGTAAATTACAAGAATCTTCTGTTAATGCATACATGCAAGAAGCTGAAAATAGAGCTTCAGCTTTCACAAACTATGCAGAAGATAAAATTAACAGTATAAAAATAGACTCTGAAATAAGTGATAGAATTACCGATGCTGAGGATAGAAGTTCTTTAGTAGACCTTGAAAAAAGAAGAGTTAAAGCAGAACAAGATTCTAAAAAAACAGGTGCAAGTGCAGTGCCTGGTATTGAGCAGGAATTAGAAAGTATAAATAGTGAAATAAGTCAAATATTAAATAAATACGCTGAAGAAGTACCAGGTAAAATACCAACTAAAAAAATAGAACCTTTACCTGTAGAGACTGACGCTAGTATTGTTAAATTAGACGAATCTGCTAACGCAGCTTTAAACACTGCTATAAATAAAGAAACAGCTACTGTTAAAAAACAAATGGATGCTGTTCAAGATAAAACTGGTGACGAAGGTGATATAGTAGAACTAAGTAACGAAGACATAGCTGAAAGTCAAGCTGAAATAATTTCTTTGCTTGAAGCTGAGGTTGAAGGTTATGAATCAATAGTAACAGAAACAGAGTCTGGTACAACTGAAAACACAACAGCTAAAGAAAACTTAGAAGATACTAAAAATAGATTAGAAGCTTTTAAAACAGCTGACAAACAGTTTGGTTATATTATAGATCGTCCTGATGGTAGTTATGATATTATAATAAATAAAGATAATTATAAAGAAGGTGTAGCTGCACATGAGTTTTTTCATAAAATTTTATCTAGAACTCTTAGAAACGATCAAGTTACTCAAGATGCTTTTGGTGATGCGCTAACAGATTATGTTAATAATAAATATGGCGGTGTATCTCAAGAGTTTGTAGATAGAATGAAGGCGTATGTAGATCCTGAGACTGGCCAGCGTGTTAGCGAGTTTGGTGAAGAAACTATGACTATTATGGCTGAGTCAATTATTGATGGCACATTAAGTTTTAATGAAAGTTTTTTTACTAAAATAGGTGATTTTATAAGACAAACTTTACAAAGGATAGGATTAAAAAAGATTAAATTTAATACTGGTAGAGATGTATTTAACTTTGTAAAAGATTATGTTCGTAGTATTAAAAAAGATTATATAAGTAAATCTATAATTGATGTAGCTGCTAAGGGTGCAGAAGGTGATTTAGTTGCAGGCGTTAGACCTACAACACAAACAGTAAGAAAAGCATCGTTATCACCAGAAGCAAGACAACAAGTTCA